CACCACTTCAAGGAACCGGAGGGGTTCGAGCAGCACCTGGCGACGCTGGAGGACAGCGCCACCGAGGACGAGCTGCGCGAGGGCGTCTACTACGACCGGGACACCGACAGGCACTATTACGACGTGCTGTGGAAGGGCGCGGCGTCGAGCAATTCGAAGACGGAGAACTGGACCCGCATCGTCGAGCGCGACATGGATGACACCCCGTTTGTGGTCGCGCGCTGGATGAAGGTCGCCGGCGAGGTCGAGGGCCGCGGCCCGATCCTGATGGCGCTCCCGGATGCGAAGACCGCGAACAAGGTCGTCGAGTTCATCCTCCGCGGCGCGGCGTTCGCCGTGTCGGGCGTCTGGATGGCGCGCACGGACGGCGTGATCAACCCGAACGCGGTCAAGATCGTGCCCGGCGCGATCATCCCGGTGGGCTCCACCGGCGGCGCGCTCGGCGCATCGCTCGAACACCTGGAATTCAAGGGCCGGATCGATGTCGCGCAGCTTGTGCTCGAGGATCTACGCATGGGCATCAAGGCGGCGATGCTCGACAAGGGACTGCCGCCGGAGACGGGCGCGGTACGGTCGGCAACCGAAATCATCGCCAAGATGCGCGAACTGGTCCGGGATGTCGGGTCGCCGTTCGGCCGGCTGATGACGGAATTCATGCGCCCGACGGTGCAAAAGACGATCAATATCCTGGTCAAGAAGGGCATGATCAACGTCGGCGGGCCGATCAAGCTGAACGGCGGCCACATTCAGATGACGATCAATTCGCCGCTGGCCCGCGAGCAGGACCTCAACGATATCGAAGCCGTGACGCAATGGGCGCAGCTCAGCCAGATGATCGCCGGGCCGCAGCTGGCGCCGCTGGGCATCAAGGTCGAGGACGTGCCGGAGTACCTGGCCGACAAGCTGCATGTCGATCCGAGGCTCGTGCGGCCGAAAGCCGAGCGCGAGAAGATGGCGGAAGGTGTCGGCAACCTGATCGGCCAGCAGATCGGGCAAGGCAACGTGTCGCCGATCGGAGCGGTTCAAGCGGCGACCGCGCCGGCGCCGCAACAGATCGCCGCGTAAAGGAAGGCACCTCACCAATGGCGGACGCAAACGACTTCATCCTCGGCGGCTACCCGGACGGCTTCGACCCGACCGGGAACATCGAGGATCAGGCGACGGCGGCGAGCGACGAGATGATGCTCGATGCCGAGAAAAGCACCCTCGACGAGTTCTCGCGCGTCACGGCCTGCCTGCGGGGCGCGACGGGCCGGGCCTTCCTCGATTGGATGCGCTCCAAGACCGTCGATCAGCCGGCGTTCTTCCCGGAGAATTACCCGCTCGGATCGGCCGGCGCGGTGATCCAGTTGCCCGCGGCCGAGCAGGGATTTATCCGCGAGGGTCAAAACATGGTATTCCGGGAGATAACGCGGATGATGGCGGTCGTTGATGCGGGGCCGTCCGCGAACCTGACAACGTATCTATCCGAGAAGGAGGCGATCAAATGAGCGACAAGATGGACCTTGTGGCGGCGCTCGCGGCGCTCGATCCCGCGATCGACGCGCACTGGACGAAGAAGGGCGAGCCGAGCCTGAACGCGCTGAAGGAGATGACCGGCCATGCCGTATCGCGAGGGGACGCCGTGTCGGAGGCCCGCGTCGGGTTCAACCGGAACATGGCCGCCGGCGACGCGCTGGACGAGAGCGGTCCGGAGTTCGCTGGGCATGACGACCCGCCGGGCCGCGATTATATCGGCGAACTCGACGAGCTTTTCGCCGGCCTGACGAACGATCACCGCGTTTTCACCGACGCGCTCTGGCGTCTCGCGCAGTATTACCGAGCCGAACGGCTCAACATCCAACGCCAGATCGACGGGTCACGGGAGCGCGGCCGCAACGTCTAGCGCCTGACCAGCCCCCACCAAGGGCGCAACTCTCACCAAGGACGAAGGAAATGGAACGATGTGGCAATTCAAACGACGGCAACTCCTCGGCTCGACATATCTCTCTCGCAGGGCGCTTATGGTTGACGGCGAAGGCGATGGCGATGGTGGCGATGCTGACGGCACACGCGGCGGTGGCGGCTCCGGTGCTGGCGGCGAGGGCGATGGGGCTGGTGGATCAGGCGACGGCGGATCGGGTGGTGGCCTGGCTGAAAGTCGAGCGAACGCTGGAGGCGACGGAGAAGGCGCTGGCGAAGGGGGGAGCGGCGAAGTTGGCGGCGAGGGAGAGGGCGGCGGCGACGGCGAGGGATCGGCGGACCGGCCGGACGGGCTCCCCGACGCGTTCTGGAACGCCGAAGCCAACGAGATCAACGTCCCGGCCCTCCTGAAGGGCTTCAAGGACACCAAGGCGGCGCATGACCGCCTGGTAGGGAACGCGGGGGCCGGCGACAAGGCCCCGAAGGACGTTGACGGCTACTGGGACACCGATCTGGTCGCCGACGGCCACATGCGGCTCCCCGAAGGCGAAATCCCCAAGGTCCAGGCGATCTACCCGAATGGCGTGCCGATCAACGACCCGATGATCGCTTCTTTAGCTGAGAGCGCGCATCGGAACGGCGTTCCACAAAAAACCTTTCTCAATGTCCTCGGCGACTTCCTGATCAGCCAGGAAGGCGCGATCCCGGACGCGGTCGATGTTGACGCGGAACTCGCGCTCCTCGGCGAGAACGGCAAGGACCAGGTTGACGAGTACAACCTCTGGGCCGACGCGCTCAAGGCCGAGGGGCTGCTCAACGACGAGGACATTCTGAATTGCCGGGCCTTCGGATCGACGGCATCGGAAATCCGCACGATGCGGAAGATCATGTCGCGGGCGCAGGGGCATTCGAGCAACAACCCGTCGATCATCACCGGCGACACCGCCGGCGAGGGCCTGCCGTCCTACGAGGAATGGTACGCGCAGATACCGAGCGCGAAGGGCAACCCGACGCCCGCCGATTGGAAAAAGTGGGAAGGCCAGGGCGAGAAACTTTTCGGCACCGGAGCCGGCGGCACGTCTCGGTCCGGGCTCGGTATGCCGTCCTCGCGCGGGGCATCGCGGCAAACGGCGACTTGACACGACACCCCTAAATTCGAGTAGATTGTCCGGGCAAACGGGCTCGCGTCGTAACCGCCCCGATGTTATCCGCCGCCAGACGGACCATCGGGGCGGGGCGCGATCCCAGAGCGGCGGACCCGATCAGGGCGTCGGCTATCCGGTAGAGCGGACCCGAACACCCGAAGCGGCTATCCAAGGCGAGGCATTTTCCCTCACAGCTTGGAAAGCCTCAAAATGTCCAAAGCACTTACCGACAATGCGGTCGCGCAATTCGATGCGGTCGTGAAACAAGCCTACCAGGGGTCGGCGCTTCTGCGCTCCTCGGTCCGGCTCAAGACAGGCGTGATCGGCTCGACGCACCGCTTCCCGAAGATGGGCAAGGGCACGGCGACCCCTCGCGTTCCGCAAACCGATGTCGTGCCGATGAACATCGCGCACACCAACGCCACCGCGACCATCACCGATTGGGTCGCCCCCGAGTACACCGACATCTTTGATCAGCAGAAGGTCAATTATGACGAGCGTTCGGAACTCGGCGAAGTCATCGCCAGCGCGCAGGGTCGCCGCGAGGACCAGCTTATTCTTGATGCGATCACGGCGGCCACGTCTCCCCTGACGGTATCGACGAACATCGGCGGCACCGGCACCGGCCTGAACACGGCCAAGTTCCGGCGCACCAAACGCCTGATGGACGCCAACGGGGTCAAGATGGGGCAGCGCGCTTTCGTCGTCTCGGCGACCGGGATGGAGGACCTTCTCGGCGACAGTGCCGCGAACACGTTCGATCAGAACGTGGTTAAGGCGCTTTTCGATGGCGACATTTCGAAGTGGCTCGGCTTCGACATCATCCAGATGGAGGATCGGTCGGAGGGTGGCCTGCCGCTCACGACGGCGCTCCGCACCAACTTCGCATACGACCGGGCGGCCATTGGCATCGCGGTCGGCATCGATCACCGTACCGAGGTCAACTACATCCCGGTAAAAACTTCGTGGCTCGCGAGCGGCCTGTTCGCCGCCGGCTCGGTTGCCATCGACGAGCAGGGCATCGCCGAAGTCTCTGCCACGGAAGGAGCATAATCATGGCGTTCAATGAAAAGAACTTCAATCCGGGTGCGAATTCGAAGGGCGGGATCAAGCTCGGGTTTTACTCGGAGCCTTCGACCACCGGCGACACGATTGCGACCATCCTCGGGGCCGGGTATTTCGACGCCCAGGAGGCCAATATCGACACCGGGGATTTCATTCTGATCTACTCGGCGCGAGCCACCGGCGGCGGTTCCATCCTGGCCCAGATGACCAATACCGCCGGCGTAATCACGGAAGGCGTCTCAATCGCCCTCGTGTAAACTTGTCCTTTGGTGGGGACACCGGGACCGGGTCGCATTCCTCCCTGAGCGGCCCGGTCCCAACCTCACGGGGAGCGGCATGAAATATGGCAAGCGACATCGAGGCCCGGCGCTGATCCTAGGCTCCGCGCCCTGCCTGGCCGACGATCTAAAGGCCGCGTCCGAGATACTGCCCATCGCGGCGGTTTTTTGCGTTAATGAGGCGACGCTGATCCGCCAGCCGGATTTCCTCGTTTCCCTGCATTACGAGAAGATGGCCGAATTCGACGCGATGGCGCGGCGGCGCTGGCCCGACGGCGCCTGGTCGAGCCATGCCGCCGTCGTAACCGAGCGCGGATGCTCGCCCGATCAATCCCCGGCGGTCGATTACTGGTGGCCGTCGATGTGGCGTCCGGCGGCGACGAGCGCCTGGTTCGCGGCGGAAATCGCGGCGGCGATGG